ATTATCATTAACGGACAACCAAAACTAATGCCTATGGTATTAAAAGAGAATGGGCGTTGGAATGGTCATATTGTATAGGAAAATCATGCAAAGGTCAGAAGTAGAAACTATCTGTAATCACATGCTAGGTAAAACAATTATATCTTGTGAAGCACTACATGGTGATAGTACTATTGTCATTCAATTAGATGATGACTCTATTATAGAGATAAGCGGTGAGGAGTTATCACTTTATGCTGAGCTAACACCTTTAGACGATTAGCATTTATAAACCATTTATCTATATACTCTTTTAACTCGTACTCTCCATTACCTTTTTTCTTTAAGAAACTATCATGTAGTTCGTAAAAGTCATTGATAACTCTATTATCATTATCACTAAAACCATTGATAATTAACACTATAAAGTTTGGTAACGTAGACATTCTATTTAGCAATATCTTTTGACCTTTAGATACTTCTTCACCATCTCTTTTCCATTCTCCTATTAGAAAATGAAAATTAGTTTCTAATATCATATCAACATTAGACGGAATGATAGCTTCATTTTGTTTTACAGACCCACGTAAAAATCCAAAGTCTACATGGGTAGCATTACTATTTCTCATGCCTAGTTTAGACACAAATAACTATTCCATTAGAACCAACTTGACACACAGTTACAGAACCATCTGGTGCTAATATAGTAGTAGTTTGGCTAAAAGCCTTTTCTGTTCCAAATATTGCTAATGCAACCATAGCAAGTCCAAATATCCAATATATCTTACTCATCATCAAACCTCTCTAAAATAGCTTCTACTTCAGGTGGATTTACAGCTTCTTCATCTCTTGTAGCTTCTAACAACTTATTCTTATACCAATCAGACTTTTCTAAATCTTGTTGTGGGTTATCTTTAAATGGATAGCGTAAGTCATACTTGAGCTTACATCCTTTTAAATACCCAATGTATTCTTCTTTAGTTAAACGACTTTTAATTACGTCTATTGCTTCAATACCACCTACCATGTAATGTGGAGGTCTATTCACCATATCTACCATAACTATCCCCTTATAAAAAATAAATCAATCAACTGATACGTACCATAAAAAAAGCCTATTATACTACCAATTACTAAAGCGTATATAATATAATCAATTATTTTTAATATCCTGTCCATTTGCCATACTCCCTTCCTACAGTTACAGACACATACTCTCTATCCTTAAAACGTTTATCTAGTTCGCTATTATAAGTCCATTTAGGTAAACTAAAATATCCTTGGCTTTCCAAATACTTTAATCTTGTTCTATTAGTTACGCATTGTTGCACAATCTCTTTAATGCTGCAATTAGGATGTTCGTCCATGTATTTAATAATAAACTTTGCTTGTCTTTGGTCATCTAGTTTAGTGTACATCTTTTACTCCATGAGCTTTTTCTATAAGCCTAGCAAATCTAAATATTTTGTCAAGCGTTAAAACAGCATTACCATTTCCAAATGCTTCTTTATATGCTTTAATAATTTCTTCTTGTGTAAGTGGGTTAGAGTCCACCATAAGCCTCCGTTAATTTTTTACTATCGTATTTAGATATGCCTTTATATTCTTCTACAGGTTCACCAGTAAACAAAGGTGTTATCTTAATATGATGCGTTGTGTTCTTTAAATCGTTTAAATATGATAATTGGTTAGGATGAAATGACCATAAATAAGACTTTTTTAGGTCACCAGACTTAACATCATACTCTTCGTAAAGCCATGCTACAGGTTCTTTTTTAGCCATTAGTAAAAATACATCCTTCCTATGTGTTTTGTTTTTTGTTTACCAAACCATGTTTCTTTTGGCGGTATTGAGTCATCATGAAAGTATAAAGCATTTGCAACTGGGTTAGCATATTTATTATGAACAATCGTATCAATAACCAATAGTTTAGTCTCCAAATACGCCCTTTCATTAACTGGATGGTGGGACTCATCTTGCACAGCAAACTGATTATTAGCATAAACGACAGAGCATACAGAATTACCCCAAAGACCAGAACGTAACCTATTACGTATAACATTAATGACTCCAATTTTTTCCTCCAATGTTCTTGTATTAACTTCGTGATAAACAGCAGTAGCATAACACGCTATGTCTAGTTCTAAATGGTGCATATCCATTATAGTCCTTTCATGATTTTCTTGTGTCTAGTAATCCCATATAGGCGTATAATTCTATTACAAATCTAAAAGAAAGGAGAAAAGCTATGTGGACAACTCCAGCAGTTACTGAAATGCGTTTTGGCTTCGAAGTCACAATGTACGTAATGAACAAGTAATTATAAGGATAAGGGAGGTTGCCATTAAAACGGCAAATCTCCCAAGTCCTCACCTTCTACCGCTGGTTTACTTCTTGTTTCACCCTGAGTTTCTTTCATCTGTACAGAACCACTAATAAACTTACCGTTCTTACCTTCTCTAATCCAACCACTAATTCTAAATTCAATACCATCTACGTTTGCATTTCCTGTATAGTCAGGTCGTTTAGGATTGTCACCCTTATCATTCTTAAATAATGTAAACGTGTTTGTGTTGTCATACTCAGCCATATACTACTCCTTATTAAAAATTGGTTTCTTAGTCCAGCGTTTAGGTTCTATGTCATCTTCAACATATTTCATAAATTCTAGTGCTAATGGCGTATACCAGTCAAGCCATGTTTTACTTCTGTCTACTACCTGTATTTTTGTTTCATTTGGTGTCCATATATAGAAATACGCATGAGGCATTTTACATACTTCCATTTGCATTTGCATCTGAAAGTAATACCGTTCAGGTATCTCTTTATAAACTTCCTGAGTATATGGGCATTTTATCTCAATAACATTGCCATCATAATACCCATCAGGACTTGCACCAAACGGTAATTTGTCATGTAATACAAACTTATTACCAGGCTCTACAATATCATCAAATTCTTTTTCTAATGCAGATAATGCAATAGGTTCGTGAATATTACCATACTCAGTCATCTCATTACCTTCAAAAGGAGGCTCACGTAAAGTCATTTGACGCCATAACTTTTGTCTTTCATATACAGCCGACCACGCATTACTAGCTGTAATAACGTTATGACGTCTATTATCTGTTAAATGACTCATGCAGACTTCTTAAGTTGGTTAGCATACTCACGTAACTTTTCTTGAGCATTTGGTGTTAATTTAAAAAATGCTTGTTTAAGTTCACCACGTTTAGCAGCTTCTTCTAAGTTATTCTTAGCAACTTCTAACTGTTCTTCTGTAAGCGTATCTTCAACTTCTACAGGTTTAGCAGAGTCAATTGCGTCATGCTCTACAATCTCAAAAGCATTAGTCCATAAATAACGTCTTAAGTAAGTTTGAACTGCGCCTAAGTTTTGTACTTCATGGCAACCTTTTAAAGCTGCGGAAGACATTGGACATTTAAAGTCAATAAATTGTGACGTATCATCCATGTCAGTTATAGTTAAAATAGCAATGTCTGTATAGAATGTAACAGTTCCACAAATACCAACATCATTACATATAGTTTGAATAACAGGTAAGAAGTCACCTAGTTCAAAGTATTGGTATCCAGCAAACTTATTCTTACCAGACTTTTTAAGTTCTGTATTTTGTAAAGCAAGTCTAGCTTGCATGAGTTTTTTATGAACGCTCATTTGTTGTCTCCTGTTGTTTTGTTTCCATCTCGTGTAGTTGTTGCATCACTTGCTGGTAAAATTGGTCTTCCATTTGCTCTCTCCCATTTATCGTTATCTAATTTAAGTTCATCATTCAATCGTTTTAGTATGACCGCTATATGTTCTAGTTCTGTAGCCATAACATCCCCACTATAATTAAAACTAATATGACAGTCAAGACATTTGTTGTTATATTTTCTTGGCGTTCAGTATCGTCATGTTTATATTCAACACCATATCTTTCACGATAACTTCTAGGTGTTTTATAATCCCATTGGTTATACCAGGTATTATGTCTATCTCTATCCCACCCCCAATTAGTCATCATGTTTCTCCTGTTGTTCTAATAAATGCTCAGCTTCTAATTCTTTTTGTTCAAGACGTTCCATATCATCTAAATATGCGTCTGGGTCTAAATGTCTTTCCATTATATTGCTCCTGCTAGTTTACCCATGATATATAGGCATAAGGCTACGTATGAATAAAAGAATACAACTCCGATTAAGTATTTCATTTCTCTCTCCTAGTTAAAATACAATAGTTATCTTAATGACCTAAAATACATTGTCAAGCATTTTCTATAAAAAAAATAGTTTGCATATAGAATTTATCTATGTTAGTGTTTTGCTCCATGGACATATTGCGTTACATTATATTAGATGAATTTGACGGAAAACCTCTAAGAGCCTTTAGTAACAAGGCATCAGCCAAATGGTTTTTAGAGTCAAGACCTAATTGCAAGCTCCATATTTTGCCTAAAGCAAAAGCTGTGCCAGTAACAGAACTATATGAAGAATGTTTATTTTAAGGAGAGTATATGAAATACAGAGTCAAGAATTGGGATAAGTTTCAGCATTATAAACCTAAGACCTATGCAGATGAAACTAAGAAAATGCCATGGTTTAAATTGTATGGAATTGACTTATTAGAGGACTATGAATTTAATGCAATGAGTCATGACCAACAAGCTATTTTAATAAAATTATGGTGTTTAGCTAGTCAATATGATGGTTTTTTACCTGAAGACCAAGCAATTGCTTACAGGTTAAGATACCCTATAGACTTCATAAATTCTGTAATAAAATCATTAAGTAAGTGGATAATAGAGTGTGACTATAAAAATTCTATACTAGATAGAGATAAAGATAGAGATA